CATCCTGAGCGCCGTAAGCTACGAGTTGCATAAGTCCGCCTCCCATTTTATAATATTGCTAAAGAAAAAAAATTCTGGAAAAATAATTTAATTGCTAAATTAAATTAATTAAATACACACTTTTTAAAACTCACAACCTACATATTATTTTAATATTTTATTAATGTCTGCATTCTCCTTCATAAATATGGACAAATATGACGCTTCGAATATCTCCCGCTTCCCTTCGTGATTTTTGGTAAAAATATAGGAATTATTTCGTTTCTTAATTGACCAACCATTGTCTAAAGCATTGTATAAAAAGACCATTTTTTGAAACTTTAATTGGTCTATTTCAATTTGTTTATTTTCATCATTCGAATTTGCTATATTTATCTCGATATCCATTTAGAATAAGAAGCGAAACAATAAATAATGTTTAAACCCATTTTCCACCTTTTTCCACCTTTGAAAAGGTGGAGCCAAACAACCTGAATTAGAACCATAAACAATCAAAATAGAATTACAAAAACCTTTACTAGTTTGTTTGGCTCCACCTTTTGAAAGGTGGAAAAAAGGTGGACAATATATATTTCTTGCAAATTATCAATTAAATAAAATTAATTATTATAATATAAGTATTAAAATTATGCCATCGTTTAAGCCAAAAACTGCAAAAAAGATAAAAGTTTGCAAAAGATATTCAACCACATTAGATGGTAAGCACAAAGAGTTTATGAATGATTTTTCAAAGGACGCATATGATATAATTCCTAAATTGAAAGAGGAAAGAGAACAATTAAAACAAGAAATTATCAACCAAACTACAAATTATCCAATTGAAAAGATAATGGAAATCAAAGATCGTATTCGGGAAATTAATGAAACAATCAAAGAATTAAAAGACAAGAAAAATAATTACTTTTTGGATAATTCTAAATATATATTCGAATATTTTGAAAACAAGAAGAATATTGAAAATGTTGAGAATAACGATAACAACAGTAATACCAATGTAAATGTAATTCCTACATCTAAAAGCCAAGCGTTATTCAATTTTTTTAAAATTCAGTGCGTAGAGCCAGAACAAACTGGGACTGAAAATCAAAACAAAAATATTGTCCAGAAATATTTGTCTAATATTGATGAATCGTTTCTTGATATGAATGCATTTGTCAGAATTACGGATATTTGTCAGAGTTGTTATAAAGGTGAGTTGATTCCACTTGATGATGAGGGTGTTTTAATTTGCAATGAATGTGCTGTTAGTATACCCTACTTAATAGAGAACGAAAAACCCTCTTACAAGGAACCACCAAAGGAAGTGTGTTTCTATGCTTATAAGAAGATTAATCATTTTAAGGAGATTTTAGCTCAATTTCAAGGTAAAGAAACTACACAAATTCCAGATGATGTTATTGAACAGATTCAACAACAAATCAAAAAGGAGCGCATAAAATTAGAACAACTAACACATTACAAGACAAAAGAAATTTTGAAGAAACTTGGCTTTAATAAATATTATGAGCACATTGCATTTATTAAAAATAAGTTGGGAATAAAACCGCCTGTTTTTAGTCCAGAATTAGAAGAAACACTTTGTAATCTGTTTATGGAGATTCAATCACCTTATGCAAAGACGTGTCCGGATTATCGGGTTAATTTTTTGAACTATTACTATGTTCTTTATAAGTTCTGTGAACTCTTGGGTGAAGACCAGTTTTTGGAAGACATTCCAATGTTGAAGGATAGGGAGAAATTGATTGAACAAGATGAGACGTGGAAAAAGATGTGTATTGAATTGGATTGGGAGTTTATTGCTACTGTGTAATGCTTTCATAAATTACATATTACTGTATTTTGGTCTTATTGTCTTGCCCAATTTTCCATATCCAGGACCTTTTGTATAAGAGAGAGGATGACGATTATCACCGTGTCTTCGTGTCTTTGCCAAATCACCGTATCCAGGTCCTTGGGTAACTGATAAGGGGTGACGATTATCACCGTGTCTTCGTGTCTTTGCCATTGGGTTGGACCTAGAACCAGATGAACCAGAAGATGAACTAGATTTAGACTTGGACTTAGACCTAGACTTAGACTTTGACCTAGACTTAGATTTTGGAGATTTTGACCTAGACCTAGATCTTGGAGAAACTGCCAAATCGGCTAATGTTAGTTTACCGTTATCCATAATATATATTTATTGAGAAAATATATATTCAACGGACATAAAGGTTATTAGCCTATGTTATATATAAAATGTCCGAGACAAATAATACCAATATCAATAATAATAATACCAATAATAATATCAAACCTACTGAACCAAATCTGCAAGCAATTATGAAGAAAATTGAAACTGATGTAAATCCAAAGACGATGCAAGAAGGAATAGCATTATTGAATAATCCAGATGCTTTAGTTGGCAGATTGCAGGCGGGGGCTGATATGTTTAAGGAGCAAACTGGACGCAATATGACTTACTCGGAGATGCGACAAATGTTTGGATAATTTATTTACTGGTTAAGAAATATAAATGAACAAATTATTTATATTTAATTATTGATATTTAATTATTTATATGTTTGGTACTACCTTTTGGCTCCACCTTTCTTAAAGGTGGATTTTAGAGTCCACCTGGGAAACCGACCAAGTTGGCACCAATACCGAATCCGGCACCAGTGCGTGCAGATACACCCATACTAGGAATGTATGTGTCCAAGATGGCGAAGGTAGCAGCAGCAGTTAATGCAAGCAGAATAATCTCCTCCATATTCAAAGATTTCTTGGGAATAGCGAAGGCTGCAATAGCAACCATTAAACCCTCAATCAAGTACTTAACAATTCTCTTAACAAGTTCAGCAACATTAAACATAGCCATTCTATATAAATAAAAAAGAAAAAAATAAGAATTTATTGTGGAAATATAAATTAAATAATAATTATGCAAATTAAAACTTAAAACGAATAACTAAATAAATATATAATGAGTGGAAAATCTAAATCGAATGTTGCCAAAAAGTTGGCATTTGAACGAAAGTTAAGAAAGGATGGTTCAGAGAACCCTAAATATGTTGATCTTTTAGAACTAGACAAGCCCATCGCAGGTCAACAATTTGGTTGTTTTTCGTTTATTACTCCCGAGAAGATTTTGAAGCAAAAGGAAATGTTCTTTTTTGAATCATTCCTAAAGAAGTGGGAATTCACTAAGTCGATGGAGAAGTTTCATCAATTCCTTAATTTTGTATCGTTTAAGTACAAGTTGAACTTTGAGGATGTGATAAAGGACTATGAGGGTTTTGTAAATGAGGAGAGGGAGAATATTATTAGCTCTTCTATTGAGGACGACTACAAGACATTCTTGGATAAGAATGAGGAGGAGATGGAGAAGCAGTTCAATATCAAGCACAACTTCCAGACCTCTGTCCGTGGTTTCAAGTCTAGAGGCAATTTTGCAACCCAAGAGGAAGCTGAAATGCGTGCTAAATTGTTAAGAGAGACTGATTCAAGTTTTGATGTCTTTGTTGGACCTGTTGGCCAGTGGCTCTGCTGGGACCCCGAGGCTTACAAGACTGGTCGTGTTGAGTATATGGAGGAGGAGCTTAACCAGTTGGCCCAGGAGAAGCAGAAGAATGAGTCGGTCGCCAAGACTGCATTCGAGCAGCGTGTTAAGGAGACCAAGCAGAAGGCTATTGATGATAATAAGAAGAATGCTGAGAAGCACGGTAGTACTATTACTCAGGATATTGACAAGGATGGTAACCTAATTGGTGCAGAGGATGCCAAGTTTTCTAAGAATGATGCAATTTCAGCTGCTGATATCCGCAGTGAGTTATTTGATGGTGACAATATTGTCATTGGTCAATCAGATTACGGTAGGTCTGAGTTGCTGAGCGGTCCTTTTGCTATAAAGAAGGAATCTGATGCTGATAGTATGGAGCGTGTTGATTAAAATACAATTTATTTTTGTCTTTGATGCGTTATTTAGGAACTGAACTGAATTAAATAAAATATAATAATTTTGATTTTATATTTTATATTGTGATATTTTAAATGAGTAATAACAATACAAACAACGACGATGACGACACTACAAATACAAATTCTAATAAAAATACTAAAACACAGAAACCAAAACTATATGAGGATGCCTGCATTTTTGGAAATTTCTTTGGACTTGTACCAGACACGTATGTAAAATACTTTAATCTATTTGCTCTGCAACTCTCAAGTACGCTTATTTTTGCTATAATTTATTACATTTTGTTAGTTGACTTTGATAACAACTTTTTTATACAATCAGGGTTTCCAAGAAGCCAGTTTGTTAATCACAAAATGTGGATTGCCTTAATTATGTCAATTAATTTTCAGACGACCACTGCATATGTTGACATTAAATGCAAGAATTTCTTGTCTAGAGCTATTATTACTCTACAAATAGTATCCACATTTGCCATTACATTTATGTTCTTTTTGTAAATTTTATTATACATTTTTTATTCTATAACAATAATTATTATATTGTAAATTATGTTTTATACTTCTTGACATTTTAGCTGCAGATATATTTTCAAACTCTGCTGCTTTTGCTATTGTATCCCACGTATTCAATACTAGTCCTGAAATTATTTCTACTTTTTCAACCTTTTTACCAGTTGAAGATGTAACCTTATGTTTATAAGAATCCGATTTTAAAGACAAACCATAATATCCTTCGTTTGCTCCTTTATCAGTCCAAACAGTTGATTTAAGAACATATTCGTAATTATTTAAATAATCTTTAATTTCCTTCATATCATTATCCGAACATTCTTTATTTAGACTTGTTTTCCATCGTCTGTATTCATCAACCAATGTAGAGTTTAATATTTTACCACTAGATGAAAAAGTACACACCTGAAATATAAATGTTTCTATATTACTTGTATTTATTATAAACTGTTGTTTATATTCAATATCTTTAAGTTTGACACCAATATAACCATTAACTATCTGGTTTTTATTTTGATTGGATAGTCTTGATGGTTTAAATCGTGTATCTAAATAATTTTTAAATGCATGAAACGTTTCCTTTTGAGGTTTTGTTTTGCACCAAATACGAAATTGACCTTCCATATTAACAGATGATTCTTCTACATCTGTTCTAACTATACACATTGTTGAAATAAATTCATTAAATTTATTAGTTTGTTGGTCTTCTGGTAATAATGCATTTTGATAAACTGATTGATTTTCAATATTAGTTATTTCGATTATTGATTTTTGTTTTTCATTTAATTCTTTTAGCTGTGACAATTCAATACTTAGTTTTGTGATAATATTTTTATTTTTTTCCAAATCGTCCTTTAATTCCCTATTTTCTTCTTCTAATTTTTCATTTTGTTTCATTAGTCTATTAAAATTGTCTATACTGTACGTTTTTGAATGAATAATATCCTTAATATGTTTTGTTAGTTTATCAATAGTAAAATTTGTAGAATCATAAGCAATTATTTCGGTTTTATTTTTATCATTCACTACAAGTGTGCGAATTTGTCTTTTTATTTTGGGATATATCTTTATGAGATTTTCAATTTCTACTTTATTTTGAACCCTAAATGCCTCTACCAAATTAAAATTAATATATTTTTTACGATGGTCAAGTATTCGTGTTGCAAGATCATTTGTATGACCAAATTTTATTAATTTTTCGTTTGCATCATTGGTGTTGTCAATTGTTCCAAAGTATATACATTCTGTGTTTAATGGAAACTGAATAATTATGGCTTGTTCTACAGCCCTTTGTTTTTCCTTTTTTGAAGTTTGCAATATTTGTTGTTTTTCTTTTTCCTTTTCCAAAATAATATTTTCCTTTTGCTGTAATTGGAGTCTTAGTTCATCAGTTTCTTCTTCAACAATTTGATGTAAAACATCTTCCATTTTCATATAATATTCGTGTATTTCGCCTGCCTTTTTAGTTTGCGCTTTCAAACACAATGACTTGAAACATTTAATAGTTAATAATATTGTTTGTTTGTTGTGTCCGCCCCATTTTTCATCATCTGAACTTGCTTTCTCTGATGGGAAAGCAAGATTTTTATAATCTATATCTAATTTAAAATATTTTTCTAGACATTCTTTTGCTCTAATTTTTTGACTAAATCCTAACCATTTCCATATATTATCTAAATCAACTACAAAATCTATATTTTTATTGTAATTTAAGTAGCAATAAAAACTACTTACGAACAACTGTTGTTCAAAACCATTAAAATTCTCCTTGATTTTATTTATTAATTTGTTATTGTAAGCATTTGACAGTTTAGAGATTGGGTTTTTCTCTATAAGTTCTACGATGTTAAGTTCTTGCATCTTATTATATACTTTATAATAGGATACTCTTTAAGTTTATTTAATCTTGATTATATAATTTGAAAGCAAGTTTTATAAAAGCGTATTACCATTTTGACTTTTTAACTGCTATTTTGGGTCCTTGGCCTCGTTTCTTGACATTATTTGGGTCATATTGTTCGTCCTCTTCATCATCATTGATGGATTTAGATAGCTCCCAGAACTCCTTGGAACCCAATCTGAAGTCATTATGTGCATCTGCCTTATACCAGAACACTTGGTCCTGTAATTTGTTGGATTTGGAGTTGTTATTTATCACTAGGCATTCATAATTCTCAGTACACTGGTCCATCACTTGACAAAATGACTCCAATGTGGGGAACATACCTGCATAATTCTCGTAAATTCGCTTTCTATTGGCAATATATGGCTCTCTTAAAATAAAAACGTAATCAATGTTAGTTCTTAGCGTTGGTGGAATGCCCAACGGATATTGCATTGTGATGATTAACATCACCTTCCAATGTCTACCGTTCATAAAGAGAAGTCGCATCATCTTATCTCTTGCCCACGTGTTGTCATATAAACAATCATCTAAAATCACAAAAGTACGGGGGTCAATTGTGCTGCGTTTAAATTGCTCCATTTCCTTCTTAATCTGCTTCAACACCTGCCGTTGTCGTTTCAAAATATTTTCAATAATTGCAGTATTGTATTCATTGTGAATAAACAATTTGGGAACCAATGCACCATAAAAACCGTTACCTTCTTCAGTTCCGGATATAACAGTGCCAATTGGGATACTTTGCTGATAATAGAGAAGGTCTCTTACCAAAAATGATTTACCGGTATCACGACGACCAATTAAAACCACAACAGGACCCTTAGATTCATTAGGCTTGAAACTAATACTTTTCATATCAAAACGTTTTAGTTCTAAATTCATTATATTAATATGCCTACAAAAGTTTTTTAAATTTGAAACACAAACAACCTCAAATATAATGTTTGGCTCAACCTTTTCAAAGGTTGAAGTTTAGGAAAAAATGAGTTAAATATTTCTAATATTAATATTTTAAATAGCTAATGACAACAATGTTTAGTGTTAATTATCAAAAGAGGAAGAATATAAACCTCTTTTCAAAGTTTCAAACTAACAAAAAAACTAGCCTGTCAAACGTGCAGAACTATATTCCAATTTACGACCGTTTCTTCTCATTAAATAATACAAATTACAACTCGATTAATTTGAATCATTTATGGTCATTATCCGACATTAAAGAGAAAGATGGTGACAAATCTGAGAACATATTCAATTGCAAATTGAAGAATATTTCTGACATTGAAGACTTTACAATGACTCAGAAGGTCTTCTTCAAAATGGCACCTTTGCTAGATCCTTTCAAATATATTGTTGGTAAATACAATCACACAGATGAACAGCTATTTAATCTACCATCATTTGACAAGAGCATAAGAGTGCATCCTAAAATTGAAGATACTAACAATTCCTCATATATTGACGGCTTCTTTTGTTTCCTAACAAGTCAGATGTTAAACAGTCACAGTTTTATTCACGGTGTTGATTATTATGGCTCGTTTTTGGCTATTAAAAACAACTACAAGGTAAACATTATTGATGATTTAGATTATTTAATTACATCTGAATTCTTCAATAAGAAGCAAAATGTGTTGTTTAATGTAGATGATTATAGTCATTTAATAACAAACGATGATGGGGTAAAGGCATTGCGACCTTTGAATATTATGAATGGTTCACAAAAATCAGTATTATCTGCTAAATCAATTGATGAGACCATTTTTGATAATATATTTGAAAATAGTATTTCGTCTAGCAGTCATATTACTCTTGCAGATGTCAAACATATGAATGTTGAGTTAGTTGATATTATGAATTCAAGTGAATTTAATATTATGGACCAGAAGAAGTCCGAGACACTTAAATCTGGTTCTACTTGTTCTTCAAGAACGTCACATACGAATGAGAATGATACTGAAAATGAGAATGAGAATGAAAATCATAATGAGTTATCAAGTGGTGAATGTGATGAGTGTGATGAGCTTGTTAAATCTGGGTCTAATAAATCTGACTCTAAATCAGGTGCTGACTCAGAACACTCGAGTGATTACTCTGATATTGAAGAGGAAACATTGTTGCTAACATTTCCACATTTTCCAGTACAAGTTATTTGTATGGAAAATTGTGAAAGCACTTTTGATGACCTAATTATGAACAATGAACTAAGTCACGACGAATGGTTTGCTGCATTAATGCAAATCATTATGATTCTAATTACATATCAGAAATCTTTTTCATTTACTCACAACGATTTACATACAAACAATGTGATGTATGTTACTACTAACAAGAAGCATATTTATTATTTGTACAAGAAGAAGTATTATAAGGTCCCTACTTTTGGAAAAATATTCAAAATCATTGACTTTGGTCGTGCCATTTATAAATTTGGCGGCAAGGTATTCTGCAGCGACAGTTTTCAACTTGGTGGTGATGCAGCGACCCAATATAATACCGAACCCTACTTCAATGATAAGAAACCTCGTCTAGAACCCAATTTCAGTTTTGATTTATGTCGTCTAGCTTGCTCCATATTTGATTATGTAGTTGATGACATTGATGACATAAAGAACTTGAGTGAGTGTGAACCAATTGTAAAGTTAATTGTTGAATGGTGCATCGATGATAATGGCATCAATGTGCTCTATAAAAATAATGGTACAGAGCGTTACCCTGACTTCAAATTATATAAAATGATTGCCAGATGCGTCCACAATCATACACCTAATGCTCAACTTGACCGCCCAGAGTTTAGCAAATTCTTGTGTCAAAAAAACAATATGCCAAAGGGTGAACTAATTATAAATATTGATGATTTACCGTCATATATTTTGTAAACCAATTTTAATTGGTAAAAAATCGTGCAAATTATTTTATTTGTAATATACTATATACTTGTAATTAATTTATTTTATATTAATATTTAATATAGAATGAGTTTTGGCTTCATAATAACAAGACACGTTAATTCGGAAACAACAAATGAATATTGGAATCATTGTGTAAAACTTATTAGGTCAAATTATCCTCATAGAAAAATAATTGTTATTGATGACAATAGTAATTATGGTTTTGTAAAAGCCCATTTCAACTATAAAAATATTGAGATTATACAATCAGAATATCCGGGAAGAGGTGAATTGTTACCATATGTGTATTATATAAGACATAAATGGTTTGAAAATGCCGTCATTATTCACGATAGTGTATTCTTTCATAAAAGAATCCCATTTGAAACATTCAAAATGCCTGTTCTTCCGTTTTGGCATTGGCAATATGATAAAGAACATCTCAGTAATTTATTACGTTTATCATCTTTTTTAAAAAATAGTCAGCTTCTTAAAAAAAAATTAACAGGTAGTGAAATAAATATATTAGGTCTAACTCAAAAGGAAAATTTTAATTTGGTTTTTGGTGGTATATGTTATATAAATCATAGTTTTTTAATGAAGATAGAATCAAAATATGGAATAAGTAATTTAGTCAATGTAGTAAAATGTAGAATGGATAGATGCGGCTTAGAACGAATTCTTGGATTACTATTCTTTGCTGAATATCCCCAAGTTGTATCATTAAAATCTTTATTTGGTACTATTCATAGTCATTACAAAGCATTTGGATATAACTATGGCGAATACATTAATGACTTTAATAATAAAAAACTTGTTGGATCTGTTGTAAAGGTATGGACTGGTAGGTAAAGGTTAAAGGTAATTAGTAAAATATTGCATATTTAATTATTGCAATCTTATAAATAATGGATAACATCATTAGTGATTTTTTCAAATTTATATGGACTAACACTAACATACATAATATTTCAAATGTTCTATCATTAATTAATGCAGTATTTTGTTTATGGTTTATGTATCAATATAGTAAAACTAAGGATATTGCATTATTTTTTAAATTGGCATTATATGTATTTATACCATTTCTAATTATTGATTCATTTATAACTATTTATTTAATATTAATCAAGTCTGAAAAGAAAACTTGTTATGAAATTATGTTTCATCATATATTATCTCTATTATTAATAATTTGGGCTCTTTTTATTGGAATTCAAATAGCACCCGATGTTATTTATAACCTTATGTTGTTTGAAATAAGTACAATATTTTTAAACTTTCGTTTCTGGATCAAGGAATATATAAAAAAACTTGAAGGTACTGCTAATACTATTATTCCTAGTGTTATAAAAATATCGGATAAAATTATAGATGTATTGTTTACAGTAACATTTATTTATTTTCGTTGTTATGCATTGTTAAAAAATATCATTTTTAATAAAGAATTTTATAACATACTACTTACTGATGGACTATTTATAAACAAATTATTTATTTGTGTTATATTTGTTTTTATTTTACTCAATTTTTATTGGTCTTCAATAATAGTCAAATCTATATTCAAGCAATTACAGATATTTATACAAAGTAAGGTTCCAGAACAAGACCAGGTTCTTATACTTATTGAAAAAATACATTTAGATATAATTAAATGCAGAAATGATAATAATTGTTATAATTAGTATAAATCCAATATTTTTTATATTTTATTTAATAAATTATAAAATGTTTAACAATTTAATGAGCATTTCAACTTTTTCTATTATTTTTTCCTTGATAAATGCAATAGTAACTGTTTTTTGTGTATATATTTATAAAAAAACGAACGATACAAAATGGTTAAAATATATAACATCGATTATAGTGATATATCTATTTATAGACTTAATATTAGAAATAAATGTAGGAATTACCGAAAGAATAACAATTATCATACATCATTTAATAAGCATATTTTTCACATTATGGGCAAGAATAAATAACTATGGTATTTATCTTCTTCCTGAAATGGTATATGCGATTTTAGTAACTGAGTCAAGTACTATTTTTCTCAACATTAACAAATTAATAAAAATATACTTAGATTCTAACACAAACTCTGCATCATCTTTTACAAGTATACTGAAAAATATAAGTACAATGAATTATTTATTTTTTCTACCATTGTTTGTTTATTTCAGAAATTACAAAATCTTTATTGATGGCATTTTTAACCCTGAATTTTATGCTAAATTATTAGCCCCTAGAGATGATATATATCATTACTTAAATCGAATTGTGTTATTAATGTTAGTTGCATTATCCGCTCTTAATATTTATTGGTTAATTCCAGTTGTTAAAGCTACATATAAAAAGATTTCACATTTATTCAAAGGTAAATCGGATAAATGTATTAAAAAGGAAGACAAACAAGACAAACAAGACAAACAAGACAACAAGAATAAAAAATCTGAAGTTGATGCATTTGTTAAAGAAATTGACGTTGATAGTGATGATGATGGCGATGAAGAAGAAGAAGAACAAGAGAAGAAAGAAGATGTTACAAATAAGAAAGAAGAAGAAATTAAAGAAGAGGTTTCAAATAAGAAAGAAGAAGAAATTAAAGAAGATGTTTCAAATAAGAAGGAAGAAGAGGTTAAAATATAATAAATTAAATTAAGATAATTAAGTTAATTTATATTAAGTTAAAATGGAGGATTATCGGTAAATGCAATCGGCTGTGAAGTACTAGAAATCGCTTCACTAACAGCCGGAGTCACTTGCTCATAAACAAAGTTACCAGCTACTACACTAACATACACAACCAATGTGTCTCTTATAATGAATTTCAACGGTTTGCTCTCCTTATCTACAAACCGCATTTCCAAAAATTTAACAATAAAGAATATAACTGCTATTATTGCTGCTACTACAAATATATTTTCCATTTTACAATATATTTTTAGTTTCTTATTACAATATTAACGCAATTTCTTTTTATAAAATTAAGATAATATTTCAATATCATCTAAAAGCAAATCTGGTTCTAATTGGACACCTGGTTGGCCTATAATGTGAACATCTAAATTACCCAACTCAATATCCTGGTCTGATATTTGCAATTTATCATCATCATCTTCTTCATCCATCTTGCGCTGAATATTCCTTAAATTGCTTATTTCTTCTAGCCTTTCAATTGTCTTGGGTGCACTAACAAATTGCTCTTTATTATTGTCATCTATCATTGCATCAGTATCATTGAATTTAAGTGTTTGTGTCAAAGACTCACTAGATTCCAATTTATGAACAGTAGTATCCTTCTCTTTCTCATTTTCCTTAACTTCGGAAATAAACTCGGTTTCACCTTGTGCGTTAAGTGGAGCACTCTTTTCGACAATTTGTTCCTTAATTTCTTGAACTACATCTTCTTCAACAGTTTCATCCATATATGCTCTTAAAATACTCTCAATTGGAATACTTTCTCTAACAGCATTCAGAATACACTCCTGTACGATAATCTCCAGCTCTCGATTGTGTTTTTGCACCTGCAAAGGCATTGTATTTATCTCAAATAGATACACATTCTTGTAAACCTTTCTAGCTACATTGACATAGGCCTTGTGGATAAAGTCATCTAATTTGGGAATATTAATATCAATCTTCTTCTGCTTTTGGCCTACACGCATAGCAGTTAGCAACTTGAGTTGAATAATATGAACACACGTAACTAAATCTTCTAAATAATTACAACAACTCTTCTCAATAATTCTCTTCCTTTCCGTTTCAATAATGTTGGCATTCCATTTTGGAATACGAGCAATTAGGTTTTGAAACGTCATCAAATACTTATCCATTTCGGCGTTGGATTTGCAAAGAGTAACAGACTCATCAAAAATGGATCTAAAGCCTTCGATAATTAATGGCGTCAAAATTGTTAGCAAACGGGCTCCCCATTCGTTCTTTGATTCGTGTAATGAACTAACATTGAAATCATCCATTATATTTATGTAAATATTTGACCTTTTATTTTTATTTTTCAAACTTATTTTATTAATATTAATTTGATATTATTTATAAAATTGTTCTAAAATATGGTCCTAAATGGTATTTCAATTGTTGTGAGCATATATCATAACAAAAAAGATGCATATTATTCTACTTTATTTCTCAGTAACAAAAAAAATCCCAAAAGTAAAAAGGGAAATGAAATTTGGACATTTTTAAGAATGTCCAGAATCGAGAACCCGAAAAAAGTTTCAAAAACGACCCATTTTTCACTTTTACAGCATTATGGTCACAATCATTTTTTCTGTCTGAATTTTTTGTTATGCTATTTTTTTCGTATTTTTTGCAAAAAAATAATATTTCACTATAATATACACTATATGGAAACGAAAAATAGTGAAATGGAAACCGAGTTTAGTGAAAAGTGTGAAAATAATACTATAAAATACACTTGCGATATTTGTGACTATATATGCAGTAAAAAACAACATATGATTCAGCATTTAAAGACGAAGAGACATATTTTTAACAATGAAACTTGGGTTTCCAAAAATGGAAATAATTGGAAACCAGAAGGAGAATTTGATTGTGAATGTGGAAAACACTACACAAATAAGAGTGGACTTTGGAAACATAAAAAAAAATGTAATTATGGTCTCAGTAAAAATAGTGAAGACGATAAAATCAAACAATTTGAAACAATGGAGCCAACTACCAAAGAAATTATTGATCTTATGCGGCTCCAAATGCTTGAAAATCAAGAATTACGTAAAATTATGATTTCACAGCAGCAACAAATCATTGAATTGGCCTCTAAAAATTCTGTTACAAATACCAATTGCAATAATATCAATACTAACACATTTAACCTAAATATGTTTCTTAATGAGAAGTGCAAAGATGCTATTAATATCAGTGAATTTGTCGACAATGTCAAACTACAGTTATCAGACTTGGAGAATTTTGGAAATATGGGCTACGTCGAAGGTGTGTCACAAATTCTTATTAAAAACCTGAAAGATTTGGATACATATTCAAGACCCATTCATTGCAGCGATTTAAAACGAGAAGTACTTTATATAAAGGACAATAATGAATGGACAAAAGAGACTGATGATAAGCCAGTTTTGAAAAGTGCTATCAAACAGATTGCCAATAAAAACATTAAACAGATTCAGACTTGGAAAGATGAGAATCCAGGTTGTTGCAATTCAGAATCCAAAAAAAATGACCAGTATATGAAAATAGTTATGAATTCGATGTCCGGTGGCACAAGTGAAGAACAAATTAACAATATTTCTCAAATTGTTAAGAATGTTGCAAAGGTTGTCGCTATCGAAAAAAGTGCCAACAAGTGATTACTAGTATTAAGTTAACTGATTTGTTAAGTTAATATTCCTTACATAAATGATATATTTTCCAACACCATTTTGCTGTCCAAATAGGTGAAATTCAAAATAAACAACATTAATAATTTCTCATTTCTGAACTCTTTGCGCACCTTATTAAAGGCAATTAATAGTTCATATTGCCTGTCAGTAGGTATTTTAATTAGACCATCTTCTAGTAATTGAATTATATCCAATGCATTATACGCCTTTTCATATAACTTGGTCACAAAAGTTAATACAGATGTTTCTGTTATTTTGTTAGTCATTGTCTTTTCCAATTCCGTTTTCAACCAATCGAGTCGCTGTTTTTTGATTGTTTCCATTTTAAAGGTCTGACCCAAATTATATTTATAAAGGTTGATTGTCTTTCCATTATACTCGGGTTCAGGAATATATATCTCACAAAATCGTGACAAAATTGGTTTCAACATTTTATACTTGTCTTCCACAATAATGAAAAACCGTGTATTGTGACTGAATAATTCAATGCATCGGCGTAATGCTGATTGCGCATCCATTGTTAGTTTGTCACCATTTAATAAGATAATACTTTTGAATGTGTCGCCGCCATTTGAATTAATATGCGTCTTTGCAAAGAACTTGAGTTCCTCACGAATAAATTTAATACCTTTGCCGTGTGCACAATTGACATACATTACAAAATCCTTTATCTTCTCTTTATTATTGTCGTAGATTAACGTAATAAAATCATTCACCAATTTGCTCTTACCGCTACCAGATGGTCCATTAAAAATAATATTAGGAATCTTTTTGTTCTTGTGAAAGTAATCCAGTTTATCCTTTATATTTTGATGAATAGGTAGCATTTATTTTGTTAGTTATCTATTAATAAATAAGTGTTTTTATATTTAAATAAAGCGTATTAATTTATTATTACGATTTATTCAGCTCTTTTTCATTTGTACCTTTACTTCGTTATAGCTTATGCCACACTCGACAAACTATGTGTATACGGGTTCTCCATAAATGCTGTTAACAACGAAGAATCAATACGATTATTGTCTTGATAAGCATTGACATATTGCGGTGTATTTGTTGTTCCGTAAGTTTGCATAGATGGTCCCGATGCAGTTGTCGCACTCGGCGCCCACATACGGTTATTTTCACGATCTGAATCTAATCTAGACATTGAGACATTGATATTAGAGTTGAAATTCTTGGCATTGCCTTGGTTAATTCGGCTAGCAACCAATTTCTCTTTTGTATCATTATTAGTCTGACGATAAACCGCATCATATTGTCTAGAACCGTGCTTAGAAGCAGCGCCACCAGCTGGATTCAACTGATAACAGTCAGTTGTAGTATCACGCTGATTCGCAATTGCCTGTTGTTCGTGAACCTGATAAGCACCATTAAGTTGGTTACCAATATATCCATTAGGTTGATACAAAGTAGTCTCCTTGACTGTTGTTCCAGGAACATCACCCATACTTTGAACATAGTTGCTTGCCACTTCACCGCCAGCATTTCCATAAATGCGCATATTGCAACTGTATTCCTCCTTCTTTGAAGGCTTAAATGCATCCATAAGAGGCGCAATTACAGCACCAATTGCGCCTGAAAACCCGGAACCAAATGTTTGCGGCTGCAAATTGACACTTCGGTTGTTAGTATAGTTAGTATGACTTTTCAAAAATTCTTCGCCGTCGGTATGAGGACCTCTGCCTTGTGCACTTGAATGAGCTACATCATATCCCTCTAATTGGATGCGCTTGGTTTCCTCGTATACCTTAGGAACTTGCCCAGCAGTCTTAAGATTTGAGTTGGGTGTTCCGTGCACAGGCTTTGTAGTCTCATTACGATTTGACGTATGGAATATTTCATCAGCAACCATACGTGTTGCCTTCTCAGCACCAGTAGTTGTTAACCAACGGTCCTGTGAATTAACAAAGAAGCCATCTGGTCTGTATTTCTCAACCTTGCCTTGGATACCAAGGTTTTTAATTAGAGTTGAAGCAGGACCCTGTAGATTGTCTAAAGAATATTCCAATTTCGGATTTGTCTTGACACGCATTTCATCGACGTTGCGGTCGAGCCACGCATTCCGGTCTTCCATTCCGGAGTTAAAGCCGCCACTACCATCAGCAGAAAACCCTTTGCCTAAACCCGGACCAACTTGCACCGACTCGAATGGCTTAACCATATTATTCTTCAAGCCAGGGGCAACACGTGATTGCATAAAGTCGCTCATATTGGGCGCACCATAAGCCCACTGGATATTATCTTGGGGCTTGAAAAGTGGAGCCTGCTCTATTTTCTTAATTACTTGAGAGCCAGTTCCGACATAATTGTCTAAAATGGTCTCGGCATTGTTATTGTTATAAATTTGACCCTTTGGTTTACCTCCATTAAAAGGCACCATATTATTATGTCTAAATTGTTCAGTATCCATATAATCGCCTGTTAATGAATACACTTGTTGAATATTGTTGTCAACTTTGCCACCAGCACGCTGCCGTTGCTCATAAGCATTTTGATTGAAATACTTGTCGGTGGCACTATTTGCGTTCGGATACTCTTGAACAGTGTCAACGAGTTCCTTATTATTCATAATAGGATAGTTTGTAGGCGGCACATTGGTGTTTGGCAAATAGTTTTTCTTTGCCCCCATATTATTAAAATTTTCTTGATTACTTGTGTTTTGACTTGTGCCACCGTTAGAACTTGTATTCGAATTATTTTTATTGGTTTTGGAATTGTTTTTTGATTGATTTGTCACAACATACATTCCTCCTAATGCAAGTAAAGGTATCGCTAGTTCCATTATATATTATATATACCTTTTTATAAAAAAACTAATATATAATGCAAAATAAATTATATATTATTAATTATTGTGATTACTAGCTGCACCTATTTTTATTTCATAACTTGTGGACTGATAACTGGTTTCACGTTAGTACTACGTGAAATATTTTTTTTCAAATTCCAAGTCCTATTTGAATAGCCTTCTTTTGTTGTATCATTCTTTGTATCATTTGCATTTGTTTGCAACTTTGTATATTCTTGACTATTTTGTGGCATAGGGCAATCAACATTTCGCATAAAATATTCCTTCTCTAAAATTCTGGTACTAACATTATTTCTAAAGTTCATTTCAGTATGTGCTTGAGGGTTGATTGGCAGAATATAACTATGGTCTTGTGGCAAATCTCGGGCAGTCCACGCTGGCATAATTGCCCTAGATTGTTCCGTTGTTAGATTGTCGCAAACTGGATACACAATTGGTTCCGAACCCTTCACATATTTCTGATTAGGTGCTAGACAATCCCTGTTTAAAGGCCTATCTATTCCTAAAAGTGAACTCTGAATATCGATGCAGTTAGTCCACAAATTGCCGCCCCATTTTTGCGGAATAATTTGCGGGTCCAACATAAAACACGGTTTGTCGCCATTACCAGGCACATCAATTGCCCATCGTCCTTGATCTGTTTGCTGTTGTAATTGTTTAGCGACCCTTGCTGGGTCGTCGTGAAATCTTGTAAATGCCATTATTATATATACTATTAGAAAAGGTTTATGCAAAGTGGAAGCAAAATACTATTAATATTAATATGTAATATGTTGTAAATCTACAATTACATATTTACTGCTAAATTGATGATACACTTAAAGAAAAATTAGTAAATCCTTGATTATAATATGAGTCACTAACTACATCAATTTTATTACTTAATCCACTTCCGTATTTATTTAATGTAATTGGAGCAGTCATATTTACATATCCTTCTGCGTTGTTCCAAGCTACTCCATTGCCTGCTGTTGTAAAAGGAGTAGTTGGAATAATTAATCCTAATCCGGTCCAAGTAATACCATCAGATGAGTAAGCAACTGAGTTTGTTCCTCTCCCAACGGCAACCCATCTTATTCCATTCCAAGTCACTCCTAAACCTGCTGTGGAAAAAATACTTGTTCCAATTCCAGTCCAAGTAATACCATCAGTTGAATAAGCTATTGAGTTTGTTCCTCTCCCAACAGCAACCCATAATTGCCCATTCCAATCCACACCTCTACCAAAGTTTGAAAAAGTAACAAGAGCATTTCCTGTCCAATTAATACCATCAGGCGAGTAAGCAATTGAATTTGTTCCTTCACCAACAGCAACCCATAATGAACCATTCCAAGCTACACCATATCCAGCTGTTGTAAAAGGAGTGGTTGGGCTAATTAATCCTAATCCAGTCCAAGTAGTACCATCGGTTGAAGTAGCAATTGTATTTGTTCCATCACCTACCGCAACCCATAATGTCCCGTTCCAAGCCACACCGTATCCCGTTGTTGTAAAAACACTTGTTCCTTGACCAATCCAAGTAATACCATCAGTTGAGGTAGCAATTGTATTTGGTCCATCACCTACCGCAACCCATAATGTACCATTCCAAGCCACACCATATCCAATTGTAAAAATACTTGTTCCAATTCCAGTCCAAGTAATACCATCAGATGAGTAAGCAATTGAATTTGTTCCGTCACCCATAGCAACCCATAATTTCCCATTCCAAGCCACACCATATCCAGCTGTTGTAAAAGGACTAGCTGGACTAATTAATCCTAATCCAGTCCAAGCAATTCCATCAGATGAGTAAGCAACTGAATTTGTTCCTACTCCAACGGCAACTGTACGTGTTGGTGGAAAAACAATAGTATTTGGACGTTTATTATTAAATGCTACACCAGCTCCAATACCACCACCACCACCACTACTTGAAAAAATATTTAAACCAAGACCGGTCCAATTAATGCCATCTGCTGAGTAAGCAATACTATTAATATTAGATGTTTGTGCATCTCCTATAGCAACCCATCTTGACCCATTCCAAGAAACAGCGTAACCAAAACCAAAAAATATTGAAGTTCCAAGACCTATCCAAGTAATGCCATCATATGAGTAAGCAATTGAATTTGTTCCTAAACCAACAGCAACCCATAATGTTCCATTCCATGCTACTCCACTACCAGCAAGTGCAAAAGGACTTGTAGCAACACCTGCCCAAGCAATTCCATCATATGAGTAAGCAATTTGATTTGTTCCAGACCCAACAGCAACCCATAATGTGCCATTCCAAGCAACTCCTCTACCAGCGCTTGAAAAAATAGTTGTACCAACTCCAGTCCAAGCAATACCATCATATGAGTAAGCAATTGTATTTGTTCCTACACCTACAGCAACCCACATTAGTCCATTCCATGCTACATCATATCCAACACTGGTAAAAATTGAAGAAATAGGAGTCCAAGTAATTCCATCAGGAGATGTAGTAATAGTAGTAAGTATACCACTAGCTACAGCACTTGTTATAACCCATAATTTTCCATTCCACGCCACTCCATATCCAGTACCAATAATAGTAGTACTTGAAGGAATAGGAGTCCAATTAATTCCATTAGTTGAAGTAGCGATTGTATTTGATGCCGCTCCCACAGCAACCCATAGTGTTCCATTCCAAGCTACACCACCTCCAGAACTGTTAAAAATACTTGTTCCAAGACCTGTCCAAGTAATACCATCAGCAGAGTAAGCAATTGTATTTGTTCCAGCTCCAACTCCAGTACCATTTCTAGAATTCACAGCAACCCATTGATTTGGAATACTTTGTCCAAATGTATAAACTTGTTCTATAGTAGTCCAATTATCTAATTCAGCATTTACACCACTTTGATTAATAGTTGTTGTT